CCCGACCGGTGCTGACAGCGTGGTGGCAGGGCCGACTGGCCCGACCGGCCCCGCTGGCCCGACCGGCCCCGCCGGTGCTGACAGCGTGGTGGCAGGCCCGACCGGCCCGACCGGCCCGACCGGTGCTGACAGCGTGGTGGCAGGCCCGACTGGCCCGACCGGCCCCGCCGGTGCTGACAGCGTGGTGGCAGGCCCGACCGGCCCGACCGGCCCCGCCGGTGCTGACAGCGTGGTGGCAGGCCCGACCGGCCCGACCGGCCCGACTGGCCCGACTGGCCCGACCGGTGCTGACAGCGTGGTGGCAGGGCCGACTGGCCCGACCGGCCCCGCTGGCCCGACCGGCCCCGCCGGTGCTGACAGCGTGGTGGCAGGCCCGACCGGACCCGCAGGATCAGATGCAACGGTAAACGCTGGCAATGTCGCGGCGGCTGGCGCTGTCATGGATGGCGACTTTTCGACAAACGGCCTGATGCGGCGCACGGGCGCGGGGGTATACGCTGTCTCTACCCTACCTTCGGGCGAGATTGTCGGCACAACTGCCACGCAAACCCTCACCAACAAGACACTAACATCGCCCGCCATCAGCGATATGACCCTTACCGGGGCGGTTGTTGAGGACATCTTCGCGCTTACTGGCACCACCCCCGCGCTTGAGCCTGCCAACGGCACAATCCAAACTTGGGCGTTGACTGGTAACAGCACCCCGACAGATAGCCTCGTGGCAGGGGAGAGCATCCTGATTATGGTTGATGACGGGACTGCGTTTACGATCACATGGCCGAGCGTGACGTGGATAAACAACGGCGGGGTTGCCCCCACACTGGCAACCACTGGCTACACGGTCATTTCCCTCTGGAAAGTCTCAAGCGTCCTTTACGGCGCGCTTGTCGGGGATGGTTCCTGATGCTGGCATCATGGCATATCAGAGGTGCGGGTGGAGTTGGTGGTGCTGCACCGGGCGGCGGCTTATCCCTATCTTCATTCTCATATTCCGGCAAAAGCTTAGCTGTTGATTCTCAGAATATTGTAAGCATTTCCGTTAGTTCGAACGGGCTGCACTTGTATCTGACGGGGTGGCCTAACGCTTATTACGGGCGCATAACAAGATATAGTGTAGCAACTGCTTGGGACATATCTACGGCAGTATACGTCAATGGCATAAACACAAGTAAGTATCCCTATGGTGGGCATATATCTAATTCTGGAGAGTGGTTATATTACACAGATTATACAAACAATAATATACGCGGTATTAACCTAGGAACCGCCTATGATATAACGAGTGGTGTCGCCAGCGCCTTGTTTAGCAGTGCGGCTCAAGGCACCACACCTCTTAACGCTAGAGTATCCCTAGATGGCTATAAAATGTACGTTTACTTACATGGATCAACAACAGTGTATCAGTATTCATTAGGGACGGCATTTGACCCCAGCACTGCAACGTATGATGGGGTTTCTTTAAGCATAGGGTTAGCCTTCGATTTTTCAGCCGACGGGTCACAGCTAATACATGCAGTAGGAACAGATGTTTTTCTTAAAAACCTTTCAACTGCTTGGGACATATCCACTGCAAGCTCGGACGTAGATAGCCTTTCGCTTAGTGGGCAAATGACGGGCATTAGGAGCGTTAGCATTAGTGATGAAGACTCAAAAATATACGCCCTTGGGACAACCAATAGGGTTTACCAGTACGAAACTGCGTAAGGAGTAACCAGATGTACATGTATATCAAACTCACAAGCGGCACTCCGGCCAAATACACATTGGGGCAGCTACGCCGTGACAATCCGCAAGTCTCGTTTCCCAAGAACGTACCAGATGAAACCTTGGCGGAATACGGCGTCTACTTTTTTACAGTTACAGAGCGGCCTGTCATCGAAGTTAATCAGCGCGCCACCTTGTCCGAGGCTTTCACGCAGGTGGACGGTGAGTGGGTGCGTGAATGGGTTGTTCGGACCATTGCAATAGAGGAGTTGCGCGCCGGAATGGTCTGCACCAGATTACAAGGCCGCTTGGCTCTGGGAGAAGTGGAAATAGCCCGCCTCGACGCATTCATTGACGGTTTCCCAAATAGCTGGGCATTGCGGCAGGTTGTTGACAACTCGGTGACGTGGCGGCGCACCAGTCAGGACATGGAAATGCTGGGGTTTGCGCTTGATTATAGCCCTGAGAAAATGGACGAAACCTTCATCCGAGCAATGGCAATTGAATTATGAACCGCGCCCGCCTATCCCGCCCAATATACATTCTCGCCCGGTTTGCAGAGATGCTTATCGCGGCGGGGAGCAGGGTGCTTAACGCGGCGGTATTCGGTGGCTCAACTCACCAGACCACCAGCGCGCGGGCATTCATCGACGGCATGTCAGACCCTAAATGGGCCAAGCGGCAACGCGCAATTGACACCGCTTTTTGGTTTCAGCCCAATCATTGCAAAACGGCATGGCTGCAAGAAGTGGAAGCGGCAAGGAAAACACTAGCAAGGGCAGGAATATAACGTGAGCAGATTGCAATTCGATAACAAAATCAGCCTTGGCCACATCATCAGCATCGCCCTGATTATCTTCGGTGGCGTGACTGCCTACGCCGATTTGCGCAGTTCGCAAACGCAGCTTGCGGCTGAAATAACTAATATCGCGCGTGCGGCTGAAAACCGGGAAGGGCGGGTGCGCGCCGTGGAAATTGCGCAGGCCAGCCAGACAAGTGATCTGCGGGCGATTCAGGTCGGAATATCCGAAATCAAGGCGGCGCTGGTTAAAATAGGAGATAAGCCATGAACGAGATTTACAAAAGCTGGAAAGACGTTCCTCAATCTGAATGGCGCTGGCCTTCGTTTTCGCCGGAGGAATTGGCGTGTCGCGGCACAGGCAAGTTGCTGATCGTGCCAGAGGCCATGGACAAGCTGCAAGCGCTGCGCACCAAGCTGGGCAAGCCGATGATCATCAATTCGGCGTATCGTTCACCGGAGTACAACCGCACTTTGAAAGGTGCCGCTAAGAACAGCAACCACATGCGGGGCGTAGCGTTTGACGTGTCTATGTCAAACCACAACCCTGATACCTACATCGCGGCGGCGCTGTCTGTAGGCTTCAAGGGCATCGGGACGTACCCCGGCAGCAACTTTGTTCACGTTGACGTGCGCGACAACCGGGCTGCGTGGGGCAGTTCGTTCCCCAAGCGCGCCGCGACCCCCGGTTTTGCAACGGAAGCGCCCCGCGCGCCTGAAACGGTGGCCCAGGATGATGAAGCCAAGGGCGCGCTTGTGGGTGTGGGCGGCGCTGTGGCTGCGTCCGGTGGCGTTCTGTCGGCCTTGGGGTCACTCGACCCCGTGGCGCAGATTGCGGCTGTGGCGGGCCTGCTTGTGGCCTTGGCCGCGCTTGGGTGGATCTTCCGCAAGCGGCTGCAAAGGATGGCAGGGTGATCCGCGCTTACATGGTGGCGGCTGTTGCGCTGATCGTCATGGCCATTGCCTTCGGGCTTTGGCAGGGCGGGGCGCGAGGTGAGCGTGATCGTACCGAAACGCAGACCTTGCGGGAGTACCGCGACACTACAGAGAGGATGCAAAATGCCGGGGAAGATTATATGGCCGATGATGCTGTGCTTGAGCGGCTGCGGGAACGCGCTGGTAAGCGATAGCGCACTGGTGGCGAACCTGCGGGAACCTATGAAAACGCACGCGGCGGCGTTGGTGGGCGAGGACGTTGCACTTATGCGGCGCACGGGGCTGATGGTGATCGAGAAGTTTGACGCAGGCGCACGATGATCATCCTGGCCGCCACGATATGCCTGCGGCTCGATGCCCTGACCGTGGCCTGCCATACGGCTGTGATCCGCACAGAGCGCACGCCGGCCGCTTGTGTGGCGATGATCCGCCCGGTGGAGGTGTGGCTGCAAGAGTCGGCACAGGGGTTGCCTGTGGTGCTGATTGCGGCGGCGTGCAAGTTGGGCCTGGTGGTTTAGTTTTTCGCCCCCGGTTCACGCTGGGGGCGGCTTTGTTTATGGGGTTAGCCTTGCTTGCATACCGTTTAGATTGTCAGCCGGGTGACATGGCAATCCAAACCAACGCGGGCGCGGCCCAATGCCATCGCAATGATCTATGAAAATAGTGTGACCGTCGTTCTGAAACCTCACCCTCAATTCATCGAAAAGCCAGCGCGACACGTCAATCCCGGTGACCTCTGGCGGGATGGGTTCATATTGTGGCGGTTCTCTTGACCATGTTCTACTAGCAGTAGGCTTCAACCCATACCTGTCACGGTGGCGCGTTTGTATGGCAACAAAAACGTCCTTTTCAAAATTTTCAAAACCTTGCTTTCCTTCGATCATCATTTCCCCTCCGCTAAAAGCGCCACAATCGTGCGCTGTTGTGCAGCGGCCTTTGCGCGGGCCAGTTCTGCGAGTAGCGCGGCGGTGTCAGTCATTGGTCCACCCCGCAGCTTTGGCGATTGCGGCGCGGTTGTGGGCGTTGGCTGCGGCTTTGGCGGCTTCCTTCGTGGGGAACCAAATACCATCCTCGCGGCCTGAATAGTCCCAATACGGATGATCAAAGTGTAGGTACTCATAATTTCCGGGGTCGCCATCAACGCTATATTTCCCAGAGGCGTCATGATCGCCTTCCCACACCAAATCCGGTATCATCCCCGGCAGCGCGGCAAGGATGGCCCGTGCTGCTGCGTCTGGCCCGTCCAAGAACATATCATCAATGATAGTAGCAATTCTGTGCTGCATGGTTGTCGCGGTCATGGCTTGGCTCCTTAATCGCGGGCGGCAATCATGGCATCAGCTATGACATAAGCCGATTGCGCGGCGTCAGTTTCATCGGCAAATGTTTTGTGATTTGATGGGTCAGCGCATAGGCCGCCGATGATCTGCCCCGCAAAATAGTCGCGTAGGGTCATGCCTTTTGTTTTAACCCTTAGCGGCGGGCGCGGCCCATTGTTTACAATGTCATCACCGGGAAACGCCGGCCCGCCTGTGTTGATCTTGGTCATGTCATTCTCCATTGTTACGTTGCAGTTACAGCGCCAGCCCCGCAGGGCTGGACACCAAAGGCGGGGGTTATTTAATATGCTCAATGGCCTTTTCGGGGTCTGCGGTGCGCCAATCCGGCCAGTCCCGCATTTCGTTCTGCTCCTGCTTTTCGCGGATCAAACGGCAGGCCATGTCTGCAATTTCGCTGTTATTGGCCGTGAATGTGCTGTGTCCAGAAACCTGATCACGACACGATCTAAGCAGACCATCAAGCGCCAAAATAACCACGTCCACCCACTCCTTGCTCCGCAAGGCAGTCGTGGGGGCGTCCTGAATTTCAATCAACTCTTTGCGGATATGGTCGGAAACGCCCCTAGTTCGCGCGCCGGGTCCGAACGTAGCGCGGCTGAATGCGGCCTGTCGGCCTAAGTGCTGTCTTAAATCCATGTCGGTCTCCATTTGTTGCGTTGCAGTTCCAGCGCCAGCCGATACAGGGCCTTGCGCAAATCGGTTGGCATCGTTGCCAGCTGGCCAAGGCGGGCGGTCATAGCGCTGCCTCATCTCTGGCTGATGTTAAAATTTTCAGGCGCGCTCGATAAGCAACTGCGGCGGCCATATCGTTCGGAGTTGCGGCGCGAGTAAGCCCGCAAGACTTGCATTGACCTTTGGTGCGCTCAATCGGGACGGTGAACGTTGGATGCCAATCGTGCTCATGGCCATTCAAGCAATCCGCCTTTGAAGGGTCATAGCTAAGAATAATGCTGGTGCGAAAAACAAACTTTTTTTCACAAGACCAGCATTCATGCTCGTGCAAATCGTCTTCGGAATAGCCGTGCCCATCGTCGTGGCATACTTCGCAATCGGCTCCGCAATACGGACATTCCATATCGTTCACATCAGTCACCTCTCTCTGTCATTTGCTCGTAATGGTTCAGCCCGCGCACATTGCTGCGGTCCAGTGGCGGCGGGTTGGTGGCGTAAAACGCGGCCAAGGCGGGCGGTGATGATCTGGCGGGCGGTCATTGGGGTTCTCTGTCGCGCAAGACGACGCTCCCATTCAGTAGCTTCTTCCAGCGGCTTGCCTTTGACCCCGGCATGATTGCCTTGGGTTTGTGCAGGCCGAAATGCTTGGCCCGGACGCGGTTGTCTTTCGACTTCTGGGCCACGTCCGAAGCGGTTTTCTTGCGGTGTTCTGTGGTCAGCGCCGGGGCAAGGTTACTTTCACAGTTCCGGCCGCCGTTTCTCAAAGCCAAGACGTGATCCATTTCCCACTTATCGCCAGCGCGAATCTTGGCACCTGAAATGTGACAGACCCCGCCGCAGCGATCGAACACGCGCAGCCTCACACGCAGGGGAATGGCGCTATCATCGGACGCGCCAACCCATTCTTCTACATCACGCGCCATTATGCACACCTTGCTTCACATTTTCTGCCGCGTAATTTTTCAAAACCTCAGTAAAATAAGGGTTTTCTGCTTGATATTTCAAGGTAGTGACGCCCTTCCGCTCCGCCAATTTCTTAAGACCCATCAATCCTACACCCCCTGAAAATATGGGATTTACGGCTTTTTTTGACATTACCGGTTCCCTCTATAGTCCGAAGTGATGCACATTTTATAGCACAAATCACTTCTACTTATGCCATATAACCTATTGCACATCAAGGCGATTGCCGCGCATATTCGCCCCATGGCCATGCTAAAGCGCAGCAACATATACCAGATCAGAAAGCGCGTTCCCAAGCGGTACGCCTCGATCGAACCACGCATGATCATCTGCATTTCTCTGCACACCGATTCAGAGGTGATTGCAAAGATCAAAGCCCCGAAGGTCTGGGCGGGCATGATCGAGGCTTGGGAGGCGCGGCTTGCGGGCGATACCACGGACGCGGAGGCACAGTATGCGGCGGCGCGAGATTTAGCCGCGGCGCGGGGGTATCGGTTCTTGTCGGCGGAACGTGTGTCCAGGTTGCCCAAGGCTGAGTTTGCGGCGCGCGTGGATGAAGTCATGGCGGCGTCCAAGGGTTCCAAGCCGGATATGGTGCTGGCGCGCGCGGTGCTGGGCGGCACATCGGCCCCGCCGATCACAGTCAGCCGTGCGCTGGACTTGTTCTGGGAGGTGAAGGGCAAGGCCGACATAACGGGCAAAAGCCCCGACCAGCTGCGCCGGTGGAAAAATCCCCGGATCAAGGCGTTCTCCAATTTCATTGCCGTGAATGGCAATATTCCGATTTCGGAAATAGGCGCCGATGAAATGCTGGCTTTCCGTGACTGGTGGGAGGCCAAGATCGAGGCAGAGGGGTTATCTGCCAACAGCGCCAACAAAGACTTCGTGAACCTGTCCAGCGCCCTGCGGCTGGTGATAATGCGCAAACGGCTCAATCTGGACCTGCCACTGTCCGGGTATTCGTTCAGTGAGGGCGAGGCGAAGGTGCGCCCGCCGTTCTCTGTCGGCTGGATCAAGGATAAGCTGCTGGCCCCCGGCGCTTTGAACGGGCTGAACCCAGAGGCACGGGCTGTCATGTTGGGCATGGTCAACACCGGATACCGACCAAGCGAGGGCGCGGGCCTGACGCGCGACCAAATCCGCCTTGACGTGAACGTGCCACACATCAGCATCGAGGCCGTGGGGCGTGAATTGAAGTCCAAAAATGCCAAGCGAATTATTCCTTTGGTTGGTGTGAGCCTTGAGGCGTTCCGGGCTTATCCCGATGGGTTCCCGCGATACCGGGCAGGATCTGCAACTCTGTCGGCCACGGTCAACAAGTACCTGCGTGAAAACAAGCTGCTGGAAACGCCGGATCACTCACTTTATGGGCTGCGGCATTCATTCGAGGACAGACTTTTAAGCGCCGAAGTCGATGAACGCATCCGGCGCGATCTGTTCGGCCATGCGCTTGGGCGTGAGAAGTATGGTAAGGGGGCCGATCTGGATCATCTGCGGCGCGTGGTGGAGTTGGTGGCGATTTAGGTGGCGCTGGGGCTGGGTCATGCCAGCATCGCAACAATGTAGGCAAAAGCATCGCGGCGCTGTTGCGCGGTTTGGCCATGGCGCTGCCCGATATCATCGCGGCCATTGATAAAGCCGTGAATGTAAGCCGGGTGCCGATTGCTCGATGGATCCGGGCTATCCTTGCGCCTGCCGTCATAATACCCATGGCAGCATTCTGCGTCGAAGGGGTCAGGGTAAATGCTGTGAAAGTCTATGTCGCTCATGGCTGCACCTCGTCTATCTGGTTCGCAAGGTGCCTTGCTTGGGCGGCGATCTTAGCCAACCCCCCTGTATCTATCGTCATTGCCATTCTGATGCGCGCGGCCATTTCTTCTGGTGGGCGATAGGTGTTTGGCCTAGCGCCAAAATCAGCCTCAAACCGCGTTTTCCAATCATCACAAGAGTCCGCGCGCAATTTCAATTCATTTAACTGTGCCTTGTGTCGATTATCAATTCTCTCCACAGCACTTGCGATGCCATCAGCGACACGTTCATCAACACGCTTTTTGATCTGCGCCTCGGTCAAATCCTCTCCCGACCTCAAAAGACTAGCCACAAAGCCTCTATCGAGGGCGGTTTTTTCCGCTCTAGCTGGGGCCTGCTTCTTGATCCTAAGACCACCCTTAGTCATTTCCATCAGGCCCCATGACTCTGGCACTTCGTTTGGAGAAACCAAACCAGCGGGGCAGGCAAGCCAGAAAAAATCAGAGTATTTCCCAACAGCATTCCATTTTGTTAGATCGGCCATTTCTTGTTTGAAGTCAGACCTTGAAACCTTCACTTCAAAAACATGAAGTTGATAGGCTTTTGATGGCCATATGTTCATCACCACAGCATCAGCCCTGCGCCCCGAATATGATCCGGTAGCCTCTGAAACCTCAAACCATACTCGCCATTCTGGCCCGGAATACTTGCCCTTAATCGCTAAATTTATATCGCACGATTTTATCATCCCATCACCCCCTCAAACAGCGCCCCTAGATACCACGGACAAAACAGGCCAACAAAAAAACCCGTGCCGTGATACCAGCAAGAACAAGCGCCGATAAACCATACCAATGTGAAGTCGTCCCTCATGCCATTTCCCTATTCTTTGCTTTTTTCGCCACGGCTCTTGCCGCGCCCACCTGGTCGATATCAGCCATTGATATTGCGACCTCCTGATCGGCGCGTTCAAACAGTGGCAGGTAAACTTCATCCATCAGCACAAGACCGGCCAGAAAGTCGCGGCGGGCTATGTCTTTTGCAAGGTCACTCATGCTTTACTCCCTTTGGTGTTCTAAGCCCTCCCTTTGAAGGCCGCCCGATATGCCAGTGGCGGCAGGCGGGGCACAGATAACCAACCCGGCGCTTGCCCTTGTTGGTCGGTTTTTTCAAAATGGCGCGCGCAACTTCATAGGTCAGCGCAATCTTGCCATTGCAGACAGCGGCCTTATTATCCTCGGACGCATCATAGTTCCGATCGTTGTGGCACATTCTATCGGTCATAGGGGTTCACCTCGCTCCATTTGACGCCGTGCTCGGCACCAAATGCGTAGATCAGTTCGATCAGTTCGGAAAATCGCGGCTTGCTCATAACGCTGGTGCTTTCGCCCGTCAGAATTACAGGATCACCATCAATGCCAGGAACAACCTCAAACTTGCGCAAGGCTGCTGTGAAAATGTCTTTCCAGTTGTAATTGCTCAACTTGCGGCCATGCCAGTTAACCTGAATTGCCACATCGTCCAGCATGGGCCATAGCTTTGCGTTCTGGGCGGTCTTGCGTGTCGGCGGTCGGGCCGTAATGACCCAACCGCGCTGCGCATCATCAACCATCTTGCGCGCGGCAAGGCGCTGCTGGGGGCCAGATAGGATGATGATGCCGCCTTCCATCACTGCATCCCCAACGCGGACTTGTAGAGTTCAAGCACTGCCTCTTCCTCGGCAATGTCGTCGGGCGTACGCTTGCGCAGCGCGATCACCTTGCGCATGACCTTGGTGTCGTAGCCCTGGCCCTTTGCCTCGGCCATGACCTCCTTTTTCTGTTCGGCCAAGTCGCGCTTTTCAGCATCCAATTGCTCAACCCGCTCAATGAAAGCGCGCAGTTCGTCAGCCGTGACGCTGTATGCGTCGATCACATTGCCGCTGTTGTGGCCTTGTTTGCTCATGGGGTGTTCCTTCTCTTGAGGTGTTGTGGCGCAGCCTTTGAACGTGATCGGTCCAACGCGCACAAAAACGCCCGAACCTATAACCGCGTGGCTTGGGTCAGTTTTCTGTATGGGGCGAATGATTGCCATGATTGCCGCCGTGCGCGCCTCGGCTTGGCGCACAGATGCAATGCTTTCCCATTCAGGGACCAGAGCCGCCCAATAGGCGTTGACCTCGGCCATGCGTCCAAAATCTTCGATCAGCATGGGGTGTGAGAAAAGAAAATCCTCGCACCGCCCGAAGTCGCCGGCGTCCAGTGGATAAGACCCATCTTGCGGGCCCGCCCCCTCGACCAAATGCGCCCATATAGAGGTCGCACTGGCACTGTTCGGTTTTTGTATCATCACGCATCTCATTTTGACCGTTTGGATGCCAGCCCGCACGGGGCTGAACACCAAAAGATCAAATTTTATGCGGCGGCGATTTCGTCCATAAGCGCCGCGTACAGTTCGGGGCTGTGCGCTTCGATGGCCGCTATTCTTTCAGCGTGGGTTTTCTGGACCTCGGAAACATCAATGTTGTCCAACAGGTCGGCCAAGATGTTGTCGAAATACTTGGTCAAGCTGGCATCATCCGTGGCGATATTGCTGGCCGGTTCGTCCTGCGTTTCTTCTGTGGCATCTGCGGCCTTGGCTGCGGCCTGTGCCTGCGCTTGGGCTTGGGCTTGGGCTTCTTCCTGCTTGGCTTTTTTGTCTGCCGCCGCTTGCTTGGCTTCACCTTGTGCCTTTGCCTTAGCATCATCGGCGGCGCGCTTTTCAGCCACCCGCGCGGCCTCGGCCTCCATCGCTTTATCGGCGGCGGTGCTGGTCTGTGCCGGGGCTTTGTCTTGTGCTGGGCCCGTGGCGGCCGCACGCTGGGAAATGGTCGTGGGTTTAGGTTCCTCCTCGTCCACCGGATCAGCGTCAATCGCTTCACCTTCGATTTCATCCCCGTCAAACTGGACGCCGCCTGTAGGGTCCATCGCAAAGGCACGATAATCAGCCCCTTTCGATTCATCGACTGACACGGCGTCCGAAAACTCAACGGATAGCGGCAGGTACTTCGACAGCGCGCGCACAGCGGTTTTCATCGCCATGGCGTCCTCGTGCAGCGCCCAAATTGACTGCGCTGTTTTCCCGTACCGCACAGCCCCTTGCCAGTTCTGGCTGGCGTCCCTGATCCGCATGACGTGTTTCCAAGGCAAGACCACATAGGCGTGACCACCATCGCGGAATTGCGCAATGGCATAGGCGTGCAGCTTATTGCCCTCTTGCGGGCCGGGGCGGTGGCGCAGCTTGGCCTCCGTGCCTTCCTCGTAATCCCACAGGTCGTCGTCGTCATAGTGGATATTGGCGCTGATATTGGTGATGTGGCCGGAACGGCGCGCAAGGTCGATCAGCCCCTTGTAGCCGATCACGACCTGAACCTCGGTCACGCCTTTGCGCTTGTTGTCGAAGGGGATCAGGTAAGCGTGCCCCATGACAGTGTTGGGTTCAAGGCCAAGGCTGGCGCATTGCATCAGTGCCCCCAGAAAGCTGATCGGCTCACAGGTTTGCAGCTTCGGCGTGGTGCGGATCGCGTTGGCTACAACGCGCATCATCCGCTCCGGGTTCATGTGCTTGGCCGCAACCATTTGCAGCTGGGCTTTGGCTTGATCGTTCATCAGCAATTGCTTGATGTTCTGGACTTGGCGAAGGGGGGTTTTTGCGAGTTCGTTCATACTGCCACCTGTCTGATTGTTATGTCGATTCCGGGGATGGTGTTGATCTTTGGGTCAAAGCCCTTGGCGCGGGCTTCACGCGCGGCCAGTGTCTCGATCACCGCGCGCAGTTCTGGGTGTTCGCGGTAGTGCATGATGGCCTTGCCAATGCTGGACACACTGACCTCGACCACATCGCGCATGGACATGGCCTTGCCTGCGCCAGTGGCGCTTCCAGATTTGGCCGTGGTGGTGCGCGCGGCAGCTTTGACTTCTTTCGCTGCCTCCTTTTCTAACGCCTCTGCCTCAACTGCGCCGGAAATGTCGTTGCGGGCCGCTGCTTCTACTGCCGCTTTCTGTGCTGCTGCCAGCTTTTCGGCGGCGGCGGCGGCGGCGACGACTTTTTCGGCATCAAGGCGTACCTTTTCGCGCACCAGCCAATCACCCTGCATCAGCTTCATTGATTTTGATATGCGATCCAGCTTGTCCAGCATCTTGTTGTAAACAAGATCAACAGTGGCCGCTTGATCCGCATGTGGCTTCTTTTCCACTACGCGCGTATCGCCAACTATTTTAGCCAAGCCGCGAAAGCCTGTCACAAAGTCTGTCAATCTTTCCGATTGCGCGGCGCTATTGATCTGTTTCAGGTCAGCCCAAGCACCTGCTGCATCGCAAAAGTCGGATACGCGCTTGTTGAGGCCAAACCAAATCTCGGCATCGTATGGCAAATCCTCTGGCATGGGCTTGTCGCGCTCTGCAACAAAATCTGCAAATGCCTTCGCCGCTGCTTCCGCATCTGGACTAAGCGGCAGAATGGGAAGCAAGCCCTCGGGCGGCTGATTGTGGCCCCGGTCGGGCAACGTGTCAGTTTCAGTCATGGTCTGGTCGGCTCCTGTGTAAGATCAATTTTTGCCATGGTCGCGGCCATTGGGCCGCCGTTCAGGCGTTCGGATTCAAGGCGCGCATGTTCGGCGCGCGCAATCGGGGTAAGGAAGGTCCAGAGGCGGTTAGGATCGCGCCTGTGGCCCTCCACTATTGCGACAAGGGTTTCCGGGGCCGACAATTCGCCCGCCTCGTCAATGTCGCGTTCGCAGATGATTTCCACCGCGACCCATGGGCCACCTTTGATAAAGCGGGTGCGATACCACCCACATTGAGGAAACCCGTCATGGATCGGCGGCGCATCCCCTGCCAGCGCTTTGCGGTGCCAGGATAGCAACGCCATCAGTGGGGTTGGCCGGCGCATCATCATTCCTCGGCATCCGCTTCGACCTTGCCGGGTTTGAATTTGCAGTTTTCCTTGGCCCAATCGCGCGCAGCCTTCTTTGCGCCCATCGCCGTGGGCGCTGAAAACCGCAAATCAATCTTCTCGATGTAGGCGTAGAACGGGCGACCTTGCTCCATGGGACGGTAGACATGGATGGGCAGTTGCGTGATCGGGATTTCATTGCCGGGTTCGTTCATTTCAAAAGCCTCCAAGTGCTGCGACATTCATCGCGGTGAAAATGCCAATCGCGGTCCAGCCGATAGCCGCCGCAGCGAGTATTCCGCCCGCAATCGCCACCATCAGTTCAAGAATGTGGAAGCGCGGCGGCAGGTTGCCCCCATCGCGCAGGTTGGCGAAGTGGGCGGGGTCGCTCTTGCGCGGGTTGTCCAGCGCGGCTTTGAAGGGGCGCAGGTTCATTGCCGCACCCCGTCAACCAGCGCGTCAGTATCCAGCGCCATGCGCTTCAACTCTGTGGCGCGAGTGTCACCTGCATCCCGCGCCAGCTTGGCGGCGGCATAGGCGGCGGCGTTCAGGACGTGCAGGGCGCGGGAAAGGTCGCCGTGGGCGATGATTTTGCTTTGGTCGGACACGCTCAATCCCCCCGCGCTGTGATCAGCGACATCAGAGAAAGGTTGCCATTGGCCGTGTGGTCAGTTGGCATTTAGCCACCAACGCTGGACGTGCCGCAGGCATGGCAGGACGAAGGCAATGGAAAGCGATTGGCGGTTGCCCCGCAATAATCGCAGCACCAGCAATCACCGCCATCGACCCAAGGGCCGTGTGATCTGGTCATAGTCGTGTCTGTGGGCATATTTTACGATCCTATCAGCGCAGCGCAATCGGCTACCGATAGGTGCTATATACGCGACAGGAATATACGGGTCAAGTATGAAAAGACGTGCAGAGAATGACAGCGCTATCACCAGAAAAATGAAAAAGAATCATTCTTCCCGATGATGGGCGCATGAAAAAGCCCGCACGAAGCGGGCTCTGTCTTGTTTCAATGAGTTACAGAAGTGATGTGCCGGCCACAGCCCCAAGCCCCAAGATCAGGGCACCAGCTATCTGCCAGTCACGTTTAGCCACATCCTGCGCCTCTTTGCCCGTGTGCAAAAACGTCCAAATGCTTGCCCCCACAACGATTATTCCGAATAAATACGCCAAGATGATTACTCCTTTTCAAAGTTGTGTTTCGGCAAGAATGAAAGCCTACGCCTTATGGTTGCAATCTGGATTGCGGAAGACTACATCTAAAGATACTCGGGATGGGCATGTTTCGCAGGGGTTCTATGGATTTAGATAAGCAGTTTTCTGACGCGCTTGAAGCACTTGACGCTGATGGTGTCCGCAGGCTCATTGATCTGCTTTCGGAGGCACAACTGCTGCCTTCGCCATCAGCACCCATCCCTCTTGAAGATTCTTCGGTAACTTGCGGAATCCAGAGATAAGGTCAGCCTCGGCTCGGGTCATTTCTTCGGAAAATAAATCCTCCAATGTCACGCCCAAATTGATCGCAATGCTTCGGTAAAGGCTTAGGGGCGGCCCCTCGTCGCCTTTCTCGATCCTCGATATGTGTGGCTGCTTTATGCCCACCATATCGGCAAGTTCCGCCTGGGTGAGGCCCCGAAGTTTACGGTAATGTGCAATATTCACCATGCGTTACCTCTTGGCCAAAAATACAATCTCCATGTAGAACGTCATAAATGGAAAAAGGTTCCGGTGCAAACACGGGGCAGGAATTTTCATACTTGACTCGTATATTCCTGTCGCGTATATGAATGGGCATGGAAAAACTCGATACATACCTCAAAACCAGAAACATTCGGCAGGCAGACTTTGCCGAATTGCTCGGCATAAAGCAGGCCACAGTGTCCCGCCTCAAGTGCGGTCGCGGAAAGCCTAGCCGAACATTGGCCGTCAATATCGCCCGCGTTACTGACGGAGCCGTCCCTGTCGAAATTTGGGACGCCCCACATTTTGAGGGGGCGGCATGACCTCTGCCCCCTTCACCACGCAGCTTGAGGCGGCCTTGGCACCGATCATTGCCTATGCCGATGCAAGAGGCGTCAGCCCTGAAACCATCCTTACCTACGGGACGGGCAACGGGCGGCTTTTGCAAGCCATGCGCAACCGTGCCGTGCGCCTCGATCAGGATATTGCGATAGTCGTCCAGTACATCAGCGATAACCCGGCGCCGGATCACAGCGGCAAAGCCGCTGAAAACCAAAATACCACATCTTCAACGTAAATCTAGCCAGCACTGTGGAAACACATTGTTCTCAAAGGATATACCAATGCCCTCAAAACCCCGCACCATGACAATCGCCCATTTGGTCCACTATTACGCGACCCGCGCCGAATGGAACATGAGCCTGCAAGAGTTGTCCGACACGATCAGCGAATACATGAATGAAATGATACCGGTGAACATGATCCGCGGCATCTGCCAGAGTCGGAAGAAGGGCGGGGTCACTTGGCTGCACCTGCTGCGCTGCGCATCCCCGCGCAATGATGGGATTTTCAGCAATGGGGAAGCGACATGAATTTTTCTGAAATGAGCATTGAGGGCCTGCGCGCCCTATCTGGGAAAATTGACGTGATTGCCAACTTCGCGGGCGATCTGGAGTTCTTGCTGGGCCAGCCAATCCGCATCGACCTGACTGGCCCCGCACTGATGAGTTTTCCGCTGTTTCCGGCTGAAAATCAAAACACGATCAAGAAGGCAAACCCTGCGCCGGAGGTACATGCGGCTGTCCATGGAACTTTGCCAGATTTTTTGAAAGCGGACAAACCCCAGAAGCCGGAGCCAAAACCCCACGGCGTTCGGGGCGATATGTGGACCAAAGACGAGGATGAACGCGCTATTGCGATGGTACAGGCGGGAAAGTCTGCACACCAGATTGCGGATGCGCTGGGCCGCCCGTTTTCTGGCACGCAATACCGCCTGCGCAACAAGCTGAAACATGCCTATGCGGGCAAGGTTGCGGCATCACCCAAGCCAGCCCCGCAAGCAATGGTGGAAAATCCAGCGCCAGTGGCAGTCGTTGCGCATGTGGCCGTCACACCACCACCACCACCGATCGACACTGTTCAGCCCGATCAGCCCGCATGGGCTCGCGCTATTCATGCAGGCTTGAACGCGCTTGGATACGCTGGGTTTTGGACTGCGCAGCTTGACCACGAATTCATTGAGGGTTTGGGCAGAGGCAAATTCGCTGACGTGAGGGCCGAATTGGAAATCGACCGCAAGGACGCATTGGACCGTTGGGATAAGCTGCAAGCCACCGCGAAAAATCCTGACGGCGGGTTTACGACCGAGTGCCAAGCCCGATTAACCACCGTGTTGCGCGACCGGGCGGCATCCCAACGCCAGCAGGCGAACAAAGCATGACCCGCCTGCACCAAATCCCACCCGCCCAAATTCGCCGCCTATGGGCTGATCAATCCCTGACAGGGATCGAGGTTGCCCAAGCAATCGGCATGACCCGGCGCGGCCTTGGCCACCGCGTAAAAACAATGGGCCTGCCTGACCGGCCACTCGGCGCCCGCCTCAAGATCGACTCGCCCGTGTTTGATGAAATGTGGCGCGGCGGCGTTCGGACCCAAGAGATTGCCGACCATTTCAATGTCAGCAGGCGAACTGTCGATAACGCGGTGAAGCGCCGGGGCTTGGAGGTTCGACCGAAGGCGTGGGGCTGTCTGATTTCTGCGGCGGAATACCTCTACGCCAAGCGCCTGTCAGATGCGGCCAAGATCACGGCGTTCGCAATGCGTGACGCTGAAATGATCGACGTCCAGGGCGGAAACCCCAGCGGGAAGGCAAGGGTGGTGGCATGAGCAGTGTCTCGCGCAAATCGTCGGTTTGGGACCGAGATCCTGACGCTTGGTATCAAGAACCGTCTTGGCCTTCTGATCGGTTATTTCAACTTGAAAAGTTTCAAGGTCGGGTAGTGGACCCGTGCGCAGGTTTAGGAACGATTCCGAATGCAGCCCGTAACGCAGGTCTTGATGCGGAAGGGTATGACCTGCGCGATAGAGGGTTTTCTAGGGTCACTGGCAATCGTGACTTTTTCACGCATGATTGGCTGCATGGGACTTGGCCAACCGATAACATTGTCTCCAACCCTCCATATGCCACTTGGGCGCAGTTAGGGCGGGAAAAGCCATCACCTGATGCAATGCCACGCGCCGAGGAGGAGTTTTTACGCTTGGCGTTGATCAGGGCGCGGCGAAAGGTTGCGATCTACATGCTATCTGGATGGCTTCATTCAGAGGCGCGCGGTCGCTGGATCGAAACCTTGCCATTATATCGTGAATACAGAATTGGGCCCCGCCCGTCATGCCCACCAGGTCGGGTTATTCAGGCAGGCCAGAAAGCAGGTAACGGAACAGGTGATTATTCCTGGTTCGTTTTTCTAAATGGTTATGTGGGTGCGCCAACGCTTCACTGGCTGCGGCGGGAGGCATGAATGTGGTGCTACGTCCCACCAACGGATTGTCACTCTGCGCCGGAGCCGGTGGCCTTGATATGGGCCTCATGCTCGCAGAACCGGGATTCCACACCCGATGCTTTGTCGAATGGGAGGACTATCCCCGGAAAGCAATCATCGCCGCCCAGCGCGCCGGATACTTTGCCCCTGCGCCGATCTGGGACGACCTTACCACCTTTGACGCCACCCCCCTTGCTGGCGCAATCGACACCGTGTTGGCTGGCTATCCTTGTCAGCCGTTCAGCATGGCCGGAAAGCGCAAGGGCGCAGACGACCCCCGCCACCTCTGGCCCCATGTTGCCCGTGTCGCCCGCGAACTTGGTGACGGATTGCAATGGATCTTCCTTGAGAATGTCGCAGGTCATGCAACGCTTGGCGCAGACACCGTGCTGCGAGAATTACGATCAATGGGTTTCACGCCTGCGGTTGGCCTATTCAGCGCGGCTGAAGTTGGCGCGCCGCACCAGCGGTTGCGTATCTTCATCCTGGCCCACTCCGATGAGCCTGCATCCGGGCACCGCCAGCTACAACCCGGCGGGAAACAGCGACTTTACCCGCAAGGTCGAGGCCTTGGCGCTGGGCATCAGCAACTGGTCGACGCCCAAGGCGACGGACGGGGCGAAGGGCGGGCCGGAACAGAGTTATGGCACGGGCGGCACCCCACCCCTGCCCGCGCAGGCAGCGCAATGGCAAACGCCAGTGGCGGACGATCAAGTCGACCGGCTGCGTGGCAAGATCAACAGCAGGGGCGAGCCGAAGCTGAGCGCACAAGCGATCCAGTGGCCAACACCGGCCGCGCAGAACTGGAAGGGATCGAGCGAAGCCAGCATCACGCGGGCGGATGGCAAGAGCCGGATGGATATCCTGCACTACCGGGCGGAGCAGGGCTTCACCCACCCGGACCCGGCGATCAATTTGCTTGGTCTGCGGTCCTCGCCGCACGCCCCGATCTCGCGCCTGCTGTGGGCTTCAATGATTGCCTCGCATGGGCACGTCGTGTCGCGGCGGATCCTGAAGGCCCGGGCACGGCGGCGGCTGAACCCGCTCTTCGTCGGATGGCTGATGGGCTGGCCTATCGGGCACGCGCTCTGCGATTGCTCGGCAACGGAGTTCACCCTCTGGCAGCAGGCCATGCGTGGCGCGCTCTGGCGTTTGCCCACGGCCTTCGCCCCTTGGATTTGGCAGGAGCCGCAGGCTGCGCCCCAGATAGTCCAGCGCGACCTGTTCGGGGGGGCGTGAGCAAATAGTATGGCTGACCCGTGGTTTAAGTTTTTCCCTTCCGACTGGCGCCAAGACCCCGCCTTGCGCATGTGCGGACTATCCGCACGCGGCCTTTGGGTCGAGATGATTTCTTTGATGCACCAATCTACCCCCTATGGACACCTTCTTGTTTCCGGCCAGTCCCCGACTGACGCACAGCTTGCGATGCTGGTGGGATGCCCAACCGAACAAATCCCCGTTCTTATCGGTGAATTGGAATCGGCTGGCGTATTCTCGCGCACGCGATCCGGTGTGATCTACTCGCGGAAAATGTCACGGATGCAGAAGAAGGCGGCAATTGCACGCAAAAATGGTCTTTCAGGGGGCAATCCAACCCTTTCAAAAGAAAGGGAAATTCAGCCGTTGGATAACCTAAAGATTAAGCCAGAGGTTAAACCCCAGAAGCTAGAACCAGAACCAGAAGAAGTAAAAAGAGAAGCTAAAGCTTCTCCAAAAAAACAATCTCGAAAGTGCAAATTGCCCGATGGATGGGTTCCATCCGAACGAAATATTCAGGACGCCGAAGCCAAGCAATTCTCTGCAAAGGAAATCCAAGATGAAGCCGATAAGTTCAGCGATCACCACCGCGCCAAAGGAACAACCTTCGCAGACTGGGACGCAGGGTGGCGGACGTGGCTTGGCAACGCCAGAAAATTC